ACCTTATATTATATATATGAAAGATTTAAAAATAACTTGGAGGTCATGAAAGTGAGAAAATCGATAGAGAATGTTAAGAAAAGACTTGCAGAAACCGAAGGTGCTGAAAAAAGGGAATATTCAAGATTATTACAGTATTTAGCTGGATTTGGATTAGATTATTTTGCTTATAAATATGTAGATGTTTACGAAATGGCATGCGGACATTATGAAATTTTACAAAGTCCGTTTCCAGAAGAGATCAAGGATCGTCCAAAGTGTAGTAGATGTATGATAGGAACACATCCAGATCAGTTAAAGTATAAAAATTGGGGAGTATAAAATGAATAAAAGCGTAAGCGAAATACTTATTGAAATGAGAGCAACAAATTCAAAACTTGACAAACTCAGAATATTGACAGAAAACAAAGATAATGAACTTTTGAAAAACGTTTTATTTTATGCATACAATCCATTCTTTAATTATTACCTCAAGAAAACAAATGGCATATTAGAGCGTGCAGTTGAAAACACAGATTACCATATTAGAACAACTTATGATATGTATCAAGATATGTTCGATTTTCTTGATAAGTTAAGAGCAAGAAAAATTACTGGTCATTCAGCATTAAATGAAGCTGCAGATGTTTATTCGTTTTTAAATGATGATATCAAAAAGATATTCTTGTTAATTCTTACTAAAGATTTGAGAGCTGGATTTAGTGCTTCAACAGTAAATAAAGTTTGGAAGAAGCTAATTCCAGAGTTTAAAGTTGCATTAGCTTCAGGTGAAAAAGAAATCAAACATATTCAATTCCCGGCAATTTGTCAACTCAAAGGTGATGGTCGAAGAACAATAGTATTTTACGACGTCTCAAACGATAATTTTGAAATTTATACACGCTCTGGCAAGAGAGATGGTAAACTTGAAAAACCAGAAATAGCTGCTCAGTTTTCAATTCTCTCATGTATGATTAGAGTTCAAAACTCTTGTGAAAGTTTTGTTTTTGATTGTGAAGCTATCATGGAAGATAGTCATGGAGATCCATTTGATAGGAAAATCTCGAATGGTATTTTGAATAGAAAAGAAATTAGTGCTGAAAATCTTGCTAAAGTTCGTTTTTTGATCTGGGATGTTATTTCAAAAGAGGAGTTTGAAGATCATAAAGGAGATTCAACTTACGGTGAGAGATTTAATCATCTAAGTAATGCTTTTGAACAAATGGAAGTAGACAAAACGAAGCATAAAAATTTAAAAATAATTCCATCTCAAGTAGTATTTACACTTGTTCATGTAAAAAGAATAGCTGAAGAATACATTTCAGAAGGTTTTGAAGGTGCAATATTGAAAAATATAGATGCTCCTTATAAAGGTAAGCGAACAAGAGATCAAATAAAGATCAAAGCAGAACATGAAGCAGATTTAATTGTTGTAGACTGGCAAGAAGGTACTGGAATAATGAAGGATTATATGGGTGCTTTAGTTTGTGAATCAGCAAGAGGAAAGCTTAAAGTAAGTGTTGGAACCGGATTTTCATATCATGATAGAGGTTTTACTATAGTTGATACAGATACGATGGAAACAAAAAGAGTATCACATAAGATGGATAAAGAGAATATCGTTGGAAAAATAATTACTGTTAAGTATAATGAAGTCATTGAAAATGCAGCCGGTGAACATAGCCTATTCCTTCCTCGCTTTATTGAAGTTAGAGATGATAAGGAATTTGCTGATAGTTTTGAAAAAATAACTGAGGAAATGTAAAGTGGAACAGAAGAAGAGATATTAGAATGAAGGTTAAAGAATTAAAATTAATATTAGAGCAATATAATAATGAAGATCTTATATATATTGAGTTAAGTCCTGGAGCATGCTATAAGATAAGTCATGGCGATTTAAGACCTTCCAAACATGATGATGATTATTTTGAAATCAGATCGTGTTATAAAGATCCTGCAACAAATTCGCCAATATTAGATATTGAGTAAAAAGGAAAAATATGTTACCAACAATAGAAAAGAAATGAGTAGTACAAAAGATACAGAAAAACGAACACCTAGTAACTATTCTTGGAAAAAGAAATCTTAAAAAAGTTCAAACTTTTTTAGGCAAACCATATAGTTATTATTATAAATCATTAAAATATTACCCAGATAGATGTGAGATGTGATCGTTTATAGTAAGTGATATGCAACTTAGTGAAGTTAAGAAACAAGTAGGATAAAAAGAAAGAAAATGAATAGAGATGACAGTAGTAATATATCAATAGTAGCCAACACTCAAGGTTGAGAAAAACCCACGTGTTCCAGTAATGTTGTACTCTATTTTCTCGAAACTATTAATGAGGAAGAAATGTTAGAAAAGTATTGTCCAGAATGTGGTACATTAAGAGTGTTGAAGGATAAGTTTTGTTCAAATTGCGGCAGAAAATATCAAGCGATAAATCAAGAAAACAAAGGTGGTGATATAAAAAATAAAGGTAATGCTAAAAGAAAGATATTACTTGATTAATTTTTTTATTAATATTTGAAAAATAAAAAGCCTCCAATGTATTGTTAATTCTTACTAATTGAAGGCTTATTTTTTTATATATTATTATCTACTGTATATTCATAGATGTTTTTTAAGAATTTTTTAAATGCTTTGTGGTCTCTCATTCATCCTACATATGAAAAAAATACATAAGAGTGTTTAGGATTAAGATATTTCCTTCATTCTTTAATATAGCGTTTTATATCATCATCACTAAATCCATTTTCTTTAAATTCACTATATGCTTGACTAGCAAATGCCATAATCTCCATTGGAGCAGAAAGATATTTAACAACTTGCTCAGGATCGACTTCAGCTATTTTATTAACGATTTTTCAATATTTTTTTGGATTATCTTTATTCTTTGCATATATCTTATCAAATTGATAGATATGAACAAGCTCATGCGATAAGTATCCTTTAATTATTGAAACGAACAATTTCCATAATTTATCACCTTTTGTAAATGGAAGTATTATCTTATCATTAACATATATTGTTACATCACCCTCATTACTACCAGTGGTGTTAACGATGCCGACTTTCTTATCTCTTGTTTCATATGATTTTTCTTTTGTAAGTACTCAAACCATCTCATCAAATAACTCGGTTTTTTTAGCTAATGTTATTGCTTTTTTATTTAGTAGATTTACTATTTTTGGTGAATTGTCTTTTTCTTTGCTGTTATCAAAGCTGTTGAATATTTTATAAACGCCATTAAGATATTCTTCAATAAATTTTAGATCTACTTTAAAAACAGACTCTGTAATTATTTTTGCTAATTTCATCAGATTTTTAACTTAATGCTGATTTTAATTTACTAAGTGCTCTTCGATGAATAGCTAATACTCCAGGGTCAGTAATACCAAGATATTTCGCCACTGCAGCATTGGTTACTTTGCCTTTAGAGCTTTTAACTTTATCTTCTTCTCGAGAATCAAGTAGCCCATAAAAAGCCTTTATAACAAACTGCTCTTTACTATTAAGAGCTCTCATTCCTCTTTTCATGAAAGAACTCATAAATTTTTCCTTTTCTCTATCTGAATACATATTAGTAGCATTTGGATCTGCTATTAAATCACTAATACTTTTTCCATTAGATCCAGTTCCTAGTTTGATATCCATAGAGCTACTTTTTTTATCCATTTCATGAGCTGATTTTGTTAAGAATCTGCTAGGATTAGTAATTACTTCATTAAGTCAATGTCTTAGATATGTATAGAATCTTACATTTTTATTTGCATTAAATTTATTAATTGCTTTAGCAAAATTAATAATCATAACATTGAATACTTCTTCTGTAGAAATATTCTTATCAATTTTTTCAAGTCTACTTTTGTTATTCATTATTAGTTTCAGCATATATTTTGATTGTGCTCTAATTAATCTATCGAATGCACGAGGATCTTTTTTCTTTTGATATCTAAGTACTAGTTCTTTTTCTTCATCAGGATCATCAATAGGTTCATATCTCTTAATATAGTAATGAATAGGAGATGAAGACTCTACGTTTCTAATATCTTCTCTTGTTAGTAGACGTTTATCAGTTTTTTGTTTCGATATATTTTCTAGTAGAGATTTAAATTTACTTGTATTATATTTTTGTGTTGTTAGATATATCATGCTATCAATAAGTGTTATCATTTTAATTACTTCCTTTAGTTTGTTTTTTATTATTCTATTAATAATAAATATGTATAAAAAAGAAAAATAAGTTTAAAATTTATATAAATTTGTTACTATTTTTTACTTTTCTATTATATTATATATGTAATTAGGAATTTAAAAAAAATAACTTGGAGGTTATGAAAATGGAAGCAGTAAATTATGAGAAGATAAGAGACGAGCAAATTGAAAGACTAAAGAGTTTACTTTGGAATACTGAAATGCCTGAAAGTAGAAGATTAAGTATACTCTCATTAACAACTGAAATGACAATGACTGGGATTTCTGAAGGTCATGTTAAAGGATTTGATGAAGGTCATGTTAAAGGATTTGATGAAGGTCATGTTGAAGGATTTGAAGAAGGTTATGATGAAGCAGTAGCAACAACTCAAATGAATGAGGTATAATTATGAATGAATTAATAGAAGAGAAATTAGAAGAGATAATGACAATAGTCGCTGAGACTAATGGTGATTTTGAAGGCGATGAGAAAAAAGTAAGAGCAATCTTGGTTGAAATGTATACTGGTGGATATACCGAGGGATATCAAACTATGAACTGGAGCTGGAGCTAATGCAATTGAATATAGATGATTGTTAAAATTTAAATTATAAAGGTCTGTTTCTTCTCTTGTTAGTTTGTAAAGGTCAACGTGAAAGCATATTCATTCCTAGAATATGAGCCTTTGAAATGCCCGAGCAAAAGAAGAGGTAGTAAGACGGTGGAGCTGAAAAGTGGATAGCGTTGAAGCTGTTAGATCGTAAATCCAGATTACAGACCTTTAGTTTTTTAAAGAAGAGAATATATGTGCCCCTATAGTCTAGTGGTTTAGGACATCTGACTTTCGCTCAGATAGCCTCGGTTCAATTCCGGGTAGGGGTACCAAAATAAATTATAATCTTTTAAGGGACAGTAGATTGCAGAAATACAGAATATATGCCAACTAGCTGCCTCAACGTAAAAGAGGAGTTAAGGGAACACAAGAGTCGCTCTCTTGCCATATCCAATCGGTGCAAATCCGACATCTGTCTTTTAAAAAATTATAATCTTTTAAAAAAAAAAGGAGCGTGAAATGATTTTAATAGGAATAGTTATAGTTTTACTTGTGTTAATGCTTATTACATTGTTTAAAGAAATAAACCTTGGAGAAAATGGACCAAATCTTGGTGGAACATGTTTAATGTTTATTTGTCTTTTTGGTGTAGTTATCTGTTGTATTCTCGGGAATTCTTGGAGTTCTAATGTTACCATGCATGTAACATATGATGGTACAATTGAGCAATATCGAAGTGCTGTAACGATGTATGGTAATAAGGCAGAATTAGATGTTGGAACAGTAATTACTGATTTCAAATATCAAGGCTATCAAGAAAATATGGCATTGTTTATTCGTGATTTACGCACTGAGATAAAAGAGTATAATAGTATTTTGATAACGAAGAAAATGCAAAAAAGAAATATTGTAATAAGCTGGCTAATATTTTATGATGAAAAATTGCCATTAATAACTTTAAAAATGACTGAATAAAAAAATATTTCCGCCTGTAACTAACTGGCTTAGTAGCCGGCTTTTAACCGGTCGAAGAAGGTTCGATTCCTTCCAGGCGGACCAAAGATTATTTAAAAAGTAGGCAGTAGGAATTGTAGCATAAATGGCAAATGCATGGGCAAACCACGATTGCTGGTTCGAATCCGGTATCAGCACTAAATCGTTTTTTCATTTTTTAAATTTGAGGAAAACAACAAATGTCATATAAAAAGAACATGAAAGAATTTACAGGAATAGAACTTCCAATCATTAAGAATTGTAATATTGATCCAATATCATATAAGTTCAAAAGTGTTAAACCAATGAGTAAATTTGAATTTTTAATAAAGAGATTTATTCGTAGAGTTAGAGGTTACCATAGTATAGTAGAGTGGAATTGGAAACGTGTCATATAAAAGAAATATGAAAGTTTTTAAGGAATTTGAGTACTTTGGTACATGTAGTGGTAAAACTCAACTTTTGGCAAATGGCCATAGAAGTAAAATTGGTCTTTGGTTAAACGGAAAATATTCTCATTGATATAAAGCTAAAAGAAGTTGTAGAGATAAAAATTATAAATTAACAGCATATAGATATATGTATGAAGAGAAAATATAGTAAAGCAGGCGACGCGAAAGTCAAAAAACGAGGATTGAATGTGAATAAATTATACCCTTTGATTGCTAGTAGGTCGTCTATAATCAGTAGCTATGAAAATTAGCTATAAATGTAAATTATGTTTCTATCATTGCGATGGATAGTTTTTTATATTGCTTCTCCGGTGCAATTATCTGGTCTGGGTCACAACAGATGAGGATAGAAAACAACAGATAATGCTTTACTATTATTTTTAAAAATTAGCGGATATAGCTCAGAGGCAGAGCACCAGGTTTCCAACCTGGGTGTCGAGATTTCGAAATTCTCTATCCGCTCCAAAAATTATGAGAGGTAGATAAACGATTAGTGATTGCTTAATTATGCATAGTTGAGCTTTTAGACGGTCATGGAAATTCTGTTATATTAGCGTGGGTTGACACATTCTAATGTGATTTAGAGAGGGACGAACCCTCCACCTCTCGCCTAAATTATGAAAATGGGAAGTAGGTGTAGAAGGTAAGCACGTAAGATTGAAGCTCTTAAGGGATAGGTTCGATTCCTGTACTTCCCACCAAAATTTAAAAAGAAAAGAGAACATCGTTTATAGAGGTGTGAAAGGTTACGCCAGCTGTTTAGTTTATTCAAACCGAACAATGAATAGTTAAGCATACCGTGAGAACAGGTTACGCGATCTGTCAAAGCTGGATAGAGTTCTCTTTTTCTTTTTAATTATTTAATAAAGTTACTATTTTTTATAATTACCTTATATTATATATGTAAGATTTAAAAATTAATAACTTGGAGGTTATGAAAATGAAATTCGGAACACAAAAATCGACAGTTTATAAGTTAAGGAATGACTATAAGAATGGATACATATCTACGTCATTTAATGATAAATCTAAAATATCTTCGAATATAGCGGATGCTATTATATGTGATATTCCTTTACCACCATTATATGCAAAAGAATATCAAGACGGTACTTTAGAAATAATTAAAGGTGGAGAGAGCTTTCGTATTCTTATGGATTATATGGAGATAGGATCATATGGGGAGATGAAATTAAAATTTCAAGCTATTATTGAAGATTATATGTTAACAATACATATAATTAAACCTCCTTATGATGATGCAAAGCTTAAGATCTTAATGTCACTTTTGGAGGGATAATAAGATGAAAATAAAAATACAAAATACAAACAGTTCTTATAATAAACTGACATTGACAAGTGATGAGGCGATAGTATACAAGAAGCAAGCTATTACTGGAATGGTATAAGTATATTTCAAAATGGCTATAACAGAAGAGATTAGTAGAAACAATAGGAAATGTTATAGAATTAAATGGCTCAGAAGCTTATCTGGTAGAGCAGTCGGCTGTTAACCGAAAGGGTGCGAGTTCGAGTCCCGCCTGAGCCGCCAATAAAAATAGTCAGAGATATGCGGTTTGATTCCCTTCTTGTCCTCGGCGGAGGGCAGGTAGTTCAATTAGGTAGAGTACTGACTTTTAAAATAAGTATATAGAAAAAGGTTGTGTATAAATGAAAGTTAAAGAAAACGCAGAAGTAGTTAGCGTAGATGATTTCTGATATGATTTATTCCGTGGTGGATATATTGTTCCAGAGGAATTAGTTGATGAGAAGGATGCTAAAAAAGTGAGAGAAGCAATGGATATTATTGACGAATTTGAAAGTGCTTTGGAAGAGTCAGAATTAATAGAATGGAGATAAAATGCAATATCTAAAGTATTATAATTTGACTGTAGATGTTGTAAGAATAAATTTATATTAAAAAGAAAGCAAAGAAATAAATTGACCTTTACATAAGACTGATTAGCCGAGTTGAAAGAAGCTTCGCCTTCCTAAATTGATTAAGCTACTAAATTGGAAGTTCGCATGACCGCGGAGTTAGTGTAGGGGAACCTATTTTTGGTGCACGTAAAGAATAGGAGATGGGGAACAAACCATTTTTATAAAAATCTTGACCATGTTGAGACGCATGGATTGGTTAATTTATTTCGTTTTTTATTTAAAATTAGGAGACTATGGAACTTAAAGTAACAGAATCAAAAAAGCCAGAGTTTAATCTTTATGGAGAGTTACAAGATTTCGTTGACTTTCTTCAGATTTTACCGGGTAAGAAAGCAGAGTTAACTAAATATTTTCAAAAGCTTTATGAAGATAGAATGAGTCATGGATATGATATTGGAGTTGAAGAAGGAATATGTCAAGCAGAAACAGCTGCTGATCGAATAAAGAAAGAGTTTTATGATAGAGATTATACCAATGGGTATATTGTTGGTTATAATGATAGAATTGATGATGAGAGATTTATACCTTAGATAGAATAATAAAAGTGGGCTTGTCGCCTAACGGGATGGCACTTCCCTTGCAAGGAAGAATAATTGTCGGTTCGAATCCGTCCTCGTCCACCATTTTTAAATTAAAAAAGGAGGCTTAAATGCCAGCATATTATTATGATGATACTCCAGATTATATAATATCAAGAGAGTCGGAATTGGAGCAAATAATTCAAAACTGTTATAATACAATAGATCGATTAAAAAAAGAAAATGAAAGTCTTAAAGAAGAGTATAACATTTCGTCTACAGCAGCAACAGAAGTGGGTAAAGACAGAGAAAAGCTCATAATTATAAATATCACTCTAAGACAAGAGATAGAAAGATTAAGAACTACCCTAGCTAACAGACGGTCAGATAATGAAGGTCTTGTAGTTAGGAATAATGACTTAAAAGAAAAAATACAGAGTCAAACAGTTGAACTCATGGTTCTACGTTGTGAAGTCCGTGATATTCAAATAGGAGCTGATTTTTGGCATAAAAAATATAATAAGCTACTTATAGACACATATTCAAATGCTTTCCCTAATGTAAAGAGAAAATAAATGAAAGATATATTTGGACAAGATTTAGTAATAGGAAATATGTATATTAGAGCTCATAACTCTAATGGAAGTACTGATATAAAAATTGGTGAGTTAATAAAAATAAATGATAAGACAGTAACATTGGATATTCAGGTACGAGCAAGTGCCTATCGAGAAGAAGATGTTAAGCTAACTATAAGTACTTATTATAGAGCAAGAAAAATATGTGTTTATAGCAATTCATTATTTCCGTTTATTGAAGGTACTTCAATTGATTGGTTTTAATGGAAATAGTGATAATTCTAGGTAATATAGAGAAGAGAGAAACTGATGCAATAGTTAATGCTTCTAATAAATATTTATTTTGGGAAGATGTTACAGTTAATGGAGTAATTCATGTTGGAGCAGGAATGGAATTTACTAATTATTGTGCTGAGTGGATTAAAGGAAATATAGCATTAGAAACTAGTAAAGCGATGATCACTCCAGGCTTTAATTTAAAATCAAAATATATAATAAACACAGTTGGTCCAGTATTTCCGTGTCATGAAAATGAAGCGCCTGAACAGTTATGGGAGACAATATATAATTGTATGAAATTAGCTGATGATTATAATTGTAAAAGTATATCGTTTCCACTAATAAGTACTGGAGTTTTTATGTTTCCAAAAGAGCCTGCAATTGATATAATTCTAAATTCGGTTGTCGAATTTGGTAACACAATAAATAAAAATGTTGAAATGGTTGAAATAGTTGCATATACTAAAAGTGATTTTGAATTGATTAAAAAAATAATTGTTAAAGTAGATGATATAAATTTTAATTAGTTACTATTTTTGATCTTTATCTTATATTATAATTGATTGGTAATCAACTGTTTAATTGATTTTTTGAATTATGCCTATCAATTGCAGAAAATGATGTTTATTTAAGTTTAATATGTACATTTAGATTTATTAGGCACTTAGGCGGACGAAATCCAACGATGGGCGAATTTGTATGCATAAGTGATTCGATCTCATGATCCAAGCACCATCGCATCTGCCGAATTTTTTAATTTAAAAAAGATAAACGGAGGTTAATTTATGAAATTAAGTAGTAAAGAAATTAAAGAAAAATTTAAAGAATTAATACGTTTTGTGGATGTTATTGATGTGGAACAAGCAATAAAACGTATTAATGAGTTTTATGAAATTGCTCGAAATGAAGGATATGATGCCGGCTGGGATATATCAAAAAATTAAAAAATAAACTCGGGACTGTAGCCATCTGAGAAGGCGCGCGGCTGTCGCCCGCGTAAGGCGAGTTTGATCCTCGTCAGTCCCGCCAAAAATCCAGCTTAATAAACTAACGTCTGCATTATTAAGTTGAGCATTGAAAGATGCAGTAAACAACCTAAAATTATAATAAATGGGTGGCAGGCCGAAACGGAACACCTGAATCTTTGACGAACACTTGGTCATTGAGGATCTAATTAAAATTAAGAAAAGTCAAATTCTTTAAACGAAGTGATTTAAAGTATTCAAACTGAATGAGTAATTGGAGCACAGTACTGTGCTGGTTGTTATAAGACTGAGAGTTAGTTATAACTCAGGTACATTATATTCGGATTAGGGTTTGAGAGCGCGGGAACCTCAACGATATTATTTGTTTAGTTTGAATTTTTTTTAAAATTAATTTTGTTACTATTTTTTATAGTTTCATTATATTATGATTAATAAAAACAAACAAAAATAAGGATGTAAAAAATGAAATTTAAAGAAGGAATGAATTTAGTGGTAAGCGCAGACGTTAACGATGGAGATTATATTAATCAAACGTCTCCAATAAATAGTCAGGAAGAGCTTAATGAAATTATTAAAATGGTTAAAACGATACCAACGACAGGATATAATTATGAAGATTGGGATGATTGTGAAGCAAAAGAGCAATTTTATGATTATATGCCTTCCATGGATAATGAAGAAGTCCATACTATAGAAAGTATAGATATTGAAATAATTGAACATATAGCAAGCTTATTTTAATGAATGAAAAGTAGATTAAGAAAATAAAAAAAACAAAAGAGGTTTAACTATGAGAGTTAATGAAGTTACACTAAGGCTATTTAACGCGGCCATTCCGTACATTGAAAAGGAAAGTCTATTAGATTTTGCAGAAGTAAACAAAGTCGCTGCAAAACTTGGATATTTTGTACCAGAAGAACTATGTGTTTCAAGTGTACTAGTTTGGCTAAATACACAAAAGGTTGATTACAATAAGTCGTTCTATAAAACTTGGAATGACGTTATAAGTAAAAGTAGATTTGAGTTGTTTATCGACCAAATCGTACATTACATGTCAACATACGGAACTAATTTTGAAGGCGAAGATTACTTACCACATGATGGTATTGAGGCAATTTCGTTTACAGATATGAAAGTAATTAAAGCAATTGACAGAGATGAAGTTACAGAAAGTGTTATGACTATGCTTGGCTCAGGAATAGCTCTTGATGGAGAGACTATAAATGATTTAATATTCTTGATAAAAGAATTAAAAACGGCTTTTACGCCAGCAGACATTAAAAACAGAGAAGCAAAAATGATTCTTTGTAAAGAATTTAATGTATTTCCAGAGTCTTCAGAAGAGTTTGTTAGATTCTTAATAGATATGTTTACAGGGCGTTCAATGGTTGTTAAGAATGATGCAACTATTAGAATGATTAAGGAAAATCAAATTGATGTTTCTCCTTTCATTGTAACATTTGGAGTAAAGAAACTATCTGCTGTTTTCAATAGATACAAACCTTTGTTCCTGGCAATGAGAAATACACCTGGAAATAAAGCTATCATTAACAAGCTTAGTAAATATTCTAAGACTAATCATGTTCCATATAGAAAAAAGTATTTTGAAACATTACTTACTGATCCAAGTCAAGCAAAGCTTGATAAATTAGATGAAATGCTTTCAAAATTGAACAACTATAAGAAAGTTGTTTTACTTCAGGCGATTAGCGTTCGTAAGAAAAATTTGAGTACAAAAGCTTATTTGATTAGAAATCAAAAGCTTTATATAAAGACAGTAGAAGACAGCAAGTTATCAACTTATGTAGAAGGTCTTTACTACGAAATGTACACAAAAATATTCAAGAGTCTTGTAAAGTCTATGGCGAAGAAAGCAACAACTGTGAAGATTCCAGTAGGATTAAACATTACAGCTCCAACAAGTGAGAAGTCTTTCATTGGAAATATTCCAATTGGAACGAGTTTAGACTTAGCAGATAAGAACGCTATGGTTGGTATATATTGGAAAAATAGTGATGGAGCAGTAGATCTTGACTTGTCATATGTTGATATTTCCGGTAATAAGATAGGTTGGAATTCAAGCTATTATAACGGAAATAAGTCAGTGATCTATTCAGGTGATATTACTAATGCGCAGAATGGAGCCAATGAATTTATATATGGAGAAAATGGATTTGGTGAAAATGCTTGTATCTTTAAGGTTAACGCATATAGTGCTAATCCAGAGTATAAATTTAAAATGTTTATAGCAACAGAAGTATATGAACCTAGACGAAGATATGAAAACAAGAATATGGTTGATCCAAATAACATTGTATTTCAGGTTGACTTAGAAAGTGACCGAAAGGAGAATACTTTGGGACTGGTAGTTAATAACAAATTTGTTTTTGCGAATGTAAGTACTGGTAATTCAAAAGTTTCACATGGGCAAAGAACAGAATATATTGAATACGTTAAAAATACAGTTGATTGTTATGTTTATTTAAATGACATATTAAAAGAAGCTGGATTTGAATTTGTAGAAGAAGAAGCAGAAATTGATTTGACTGAGCTTAACAAAGCAACGTTAATTGAATTATTTGCATAGAAATAAAAAACGAGGCTTAGGCAGTTCCTTTGAAAAACATAGGGAAGCGGTTCGCCGCTTTAACCAAAAACTACTGCCCGCCTCATATGATTAAGTATACATTAGACATAGTTAGTTCCTTTGAAAAACAATGATAAAAAAAAAATTACTAACCGTCTAAAGATTGGACATAAGCCGGTTCCTTAAACTGCATAATCAGCAGTTGCCTTCTAAGCAACCTTACCAGCCGTCCATATAAATTAGAAAATAAGATATTAATCAGTTCCTTTGAAAAACCAAGCAGCTAGTTGTGGGTTCGAATCCCATCGTTGTTAAGCCTAGAGTGAACCAACGTAACTCAACTGGTAGAGTAGCCGCCTATAATTACTGATCATCTTATAATTGTTATTTTTAAAAAAAAAGTTAAAAAAGGATATAAATTAGTTCCTTTGAAAACAATCAATCCGCTTGTTTGTAGGTTCGAGTCCTACCTTCCCTGCCAAAGTTTTTATGGGGAAGTAGCTCAACTGGTAGAGTGGCGGCACCTACTAATCATCCTAAATTTTTAAGAAACATAAGGCATTGGAAGTTCCTTTAAACTTTTAATTGGTAAAAAACTTACTTCCCGCCTTCATAAATTGAATGAGAACAATGACATAAACAGTTCCTTTTTAAATTGGGTTCGACTCCCATAACCGGTTGTCAAAGGCCGGTCGTGATGTATTACTCTTCGTCATTGTTTTTATTTTTTACTAAATTAAATCATGTGTCCGTGTATCCCAATCGGCAGAGGAATCAGGCTTAAACCCTGTACAGTGCGAGTTCGAATCTCGCTGCGGACACCAATTAAAATAAGGAAATTAAAAAAAGGAAATTAAAAAATGAATAAAAAGAAATCTTTGTGATCGTGATTTAAAGATAAGAAAAAGTATCATAGAATATTAGCAAGTCGCAGATTGTGATTAAAAAATCAAAAACGTTACGAAAAGAGAAGTAGACAAATTGGAAAAGGAGTACTTAGCTATGCTGTAAGTCATGGTAAGAAGATTTGACAGATTCTTAGAAAAATGGATTTAGATTCTGGAAGACGACCAATTGAGCTTGGTGATATTGGACTGTCAAAAGAATTAGTAGAAAGTGTTAAAAGCCTAATTATAAAGTATAACGATTCCTTAAAAGAAAGAAAATTTAAAAGTGGCTATAATATTGCAGCAATAGAGAGCGTGACTATAGGTAAAGATGGTAAAGTTAGAATTCAAACTAATAGAAATAAATAAACTAAAAAATATGCCTGTGTACTCCAATCGGCAGAGAGAGCAAGTTCAAACCTTGTAAAGTGTGAGTTCAAGTCTCACCATAGGTACCAAGATGACTCGTAGTTCAATTGGCAGAACACCAGACCTTGACTCTGGATGTTATAGGTTCGAGTCCTATCGAGTCATCCATTTTATAGTTACTATTTTTGTAATTTGCTTTATATTATAATTAATTATAATATAAAACGGAGGAAATTATGAGTAAAGAATACAAAGAAGCTATAATTGAACAAGTAAAAGGTTATGGTCTAATAATGAGAGATATTCAAAGGGAAACAGATAAGCCACCATATCCAGATAAAGCACATCAGCTGGGTATATGGAGAGACCGCTCTGAATCTAAATTAAATCAAATAAGACTATTATTGGGCTTGATGGACTAATGGAAATGTGGAAAGCTTGTCAAAATGGTTTGGCGCAAGAACGAGCAAATCCTCTTTCTTTAATTTACACTGGAGAAGAAAATGCATAAAGATTATTTTGGAGAAGAATTAAGTATTGGCGATTGTATTGTTTTAATTAAACCAGTTGCTCACGATTTTACAGGCAATAAAACTTTTACAGTTGGTTGAATAACAGGATTTACAAAAGAACTTGTTAAGATATGATACAGACGATGAGATTCTTGCTGGTATACCGCTGAGGGGTGACATAAGAGGGCAGAACTTCTTTCACATCAGTTAATTAAAATTACAAAAGAACAAGCAGTAACGGCCGGAGAAGGAGCTAGGGAATGATTAGAGTCACAGTAGAATTAGTACCATTTGGTACAGGTACTCCTCGTAAAATTGCCGAAGCAAAAATCTGAAATGATGTATCAGGAACTTTAACGACTGGTAATTATGGATATAAATTAAAAGGCGCAAATGATAAGCTAATGAAAGAAGGATGTGTTAAGGGATTCAAGAGAAAACAAAAACATGTTTGGGAATTAGTTTATTTAGCGTTAAAAGATAAATACGATAAATAAGACGATCTAGCTAAATGGCTAAGGCAGTAGATTGCAACCCTACTATTCCCAGTTCGACTCTGGGGATCGTCTTTTTGAACAAAGTAAGTAATTTATATCGAACTTTTCTTGATTTCTTTATATTTATTATTAAAGAAATAAAGGAAAACAAATTAATAAATGAAAAATCATCTTATTTATAAAATTACGAATATTGTTAATAATAAGATTTATATTGGTAAGCATTCAACAGATAATATTGAAGATGGCTACATGGGTTCAGGAACATATTTAAATAGGTCGGTTAATAAATATGGTGTTGATAAGTTTAAGAAAAAGATTTTATATAACTTTGACATCGAAGAAGATGCTTATTTAATGGAAACTAAAATAGTTAACAAAGAGTTTGTTAAAAGAAAAGATACTTATAATATTAAACTAGGCGGAGAAGGTGGATGAGCTCATTCAACCGGTACTACAGCTGTCAAAGATAAAGACGGAAACACTTTTAGAGTCTCCGTTAATGATTTAAGATTCTTGTCTGGCGAATTAGTTGGGGTAAATAAAGGTAAAGTAAGCGTTAGAGATGAAAACGGTAACACAATTCAAACAGATTTAACTAATCCTAGATATTTATCTGGAGAATGAGTAAGTGTAGCAAAAAATACTCTGACAGTCAAGGATAAAGATGGAAACACTTTTAATACTTTTGTTGATAGTCCTAGATATTTATCTGGAGAATGAGTAAGTATAATGAAAGGTAGAATGAGTGCAAAAGATAAATATGGTAATATTTTTAACGTTTCTGTTAATGATCCGAGGCGACTATCTGGCGAGCTTGTTGGAATGTTTACAGGAAAACATCATTCTGAAGAAACTAAGCAAAAAATGTCAAAGTCCTCTAAAGGTAAGAGTGCTGGAAAACTAAACTCTCAATATGGAACTTGTTGAGTCTATAGCGAAGAGTATAAGCAGAGTAAGAAAATTATGAAAGAAGACTTATGATATTGATTAGATATGGATTGAAAAGCTGGAAGGAAAATGAAATTTTAATTAAATAAGTCCCCGTAGCTCAACTGGAAGAGCATTGGACTTCTATTCCAAGTGTTGAGAGTTCAAATCTTTCCGGGGATACCAAAATAAAAAAAGATTAAAGGAGTTTACAGATGGGAAAATTTAGTAAAAGAGTATATTTGTTAGAAAAGATAAATCGGGATGTAGTCTAGTCAGGTTATGACGCGTGCCTTGGGAGTACGAGGTCGCAAGTTCGAATCTTGCCATCCCGACCAAAATTTATCAAAAAAAGGAAAAATGTTAGACATAACAATATGTAAAAATAGAGATAATGAAAAATATTCATTAAGAAATGATAAATATGAATTTTGGACTGGAGCATATTAGATTGGAAAGAATGCGAAAGATTTTGAAATTAGCATTTATGAAATAGAATCGCTTGAAGAAATTGAGTTGTTAAAAACGGAAATTTTAGAAAATAATTAAACGTGCCCGCGTACTCCAATTGGAAGCAGAGAGCGGCCTTAGAAGCCGTACAGTGCGAGTTCAAATCTCGCGGCGGGTACCATTTTTTAATTTATAGGAGAATTAAATGACAGTAAAAAAATATTTCAAAATTATTGAGTATCATTATAAAATAGATCTACCAGATTCTTATAAATATGCCTTTAAGAAAATAAAGAAGTTAGCTAAAAAAATTACTAAGGAATTACTTGATTTAATCTGGACAATAATTTCAATAGTAATAATTTTTCCTTTAGCACATATTATATTACTTCCAGTGATTCCATTCTTAGTTGAATATGATGAAAAAATATCTAAAAAGAATAGATTGAGAGCGCTTGCTGAAATCGAATTAAGAAATTAATTTGCGGGATAGAGGAGTTTGGTGCCTTAGAAGTCTCATAAGCTTCAGACGCGGGTTCAAATCCCGCTCCCGCAACCAATAGATTATTTTTAAAAAAAAAGGAGTAGGTTATGGATACATTTTGGTTAATTTTGTTAGTTTTATTTATTGTCGTTATGGTTATTGTAGGGCCACATTTAGTAATATGGAGTATCAACTATTTGTTTAATTTCAATATTGGACATACTTTTACTGATTGGTTTGCAACAGTTGTTTTATGTGGAGTGTTTGCAGCTCCAGCAGCAGTTAATAATAAAAGTTAAGAAAGAAGGAAGGAAAGAATGAAAAAAGGTTATGTAGAAATTGGTTTGATATTGGACAAGTCTGGTTCAATGAGTTATTTAGAAGAAAAAGCCGTTGAAGGTTTCAATGTTTTCATTGAAGAGCAGAAGAAATCACTTGAAGGTAAAGAGGTAAAATTTTCATTAGTTTTATTTGATACAATATATAATAAAGTTATTGATTGTGTGAAATTTGAAGATGTGAAAAAAATGAAACAAACAGAGTATACTCCTGGTGGATGCACAGCATTGCTAGATGCAATCGGTAGACTTACTGATGAGTTAGGTGAAAGATTTACTGAGATGGGCGAAGATGAACGACCTGAAAGTGTTATTATTGCAATAATTACAGATGGTGAAGAGAATGCCTCGGTTGACTTTTCAGCAGAAGCAATTAAGAATTTGATCAAACGACAAGAAAATGATTATAATTGGTCTTATTTATTTTTATCATCAGATTTGAATTCAATAAATAATGCTCAAAGATTATATGGATTTCAAGCATGTAATACAGTTCACTTTGCCGCTTCCGAAAAGGGATATGTTGGAGATAATAGTTCCTATAAAAGCTTATCAAAATCAATTTCAAGTAAAGTAAATACAGAAGAAGACTAATGAAGATTATTGAAAAAAAAGCTGTTAGTGATGATTTCCGAGAATACATAATTATTAAAGTGAAAGACGATTTAGGAGAAGAGAGATCAGTTAGCTTTTCAGATGGTGAACCAGAAGATGCAAGTCTAGCGAGAGATTTTTCAGATGTATATTCGATTATTAGCTTAATGAGACTTGCATATGAATGTGGTAAACGAGGTGAAGAGTTTAATGTAGAATCAAAGACAATTAGTATAGATGAATTTTGGAGTTAAGCAAAAATGGAAACTTGAGACATACAATTGATCGAGTTAAATATGTTATAAGAGATGCAAAACAATTGCAAGCAAGGTATACAGATTATTTGATTAGGTAAAAATTGAGGTAGAGGTATGGTATAGGTAGTGTAGTGGTAACACAGGGGATTGTGGCTCCCCTATCGCGAGTTCAACTCTCGTCCTTTACCCACGTAGCAGGCAGAAATTACCTTCACGTGGTGCTGCGCGATAATAAACTTCGGTTTAGCAAAATATTTCTGAACTTAGTTCGATACTCTTATATTTATTATAAAGAAGGAGTATCGAACTATTTATGTATTATATTGTATATGAAACGACAAATAAAGCTAATGGTATGAAATACCGTGGAGTTCATCAAACTAAAAATCTAGATGACGGATATTTAGGTTCTGGAAGAAGACTTGTTGAAGTTATTGAACAGTTTGGAGACGAAAACTTTTCAAGAAAAATTTTATCATATTGTAGCTCTTCAAGAGAGATGTATGAGTTGGAAAAAAAATATGTTAATAAAGATTGAGTTGATTCTAATAACACATACAACCTAAAGCTTGGAGGTCAAGGCGGTTGAGCTCGTGAAGTTTATGATAGTGATAAACAACGAGAGAAGGGAGCAAAA